GCGGTTAACACAGGCACCCTCCGGCGCAGCTGGCAGATTGGCGGGCCGACGGGCGCCAAGGTGCGCAAGTACAGCACGCCTGACCGCATCGGCATGCAGCTGGGCAGCCCTGTGCGCTATGCGCGCATCGAAGGGAACTTCGGGCGGGTGCGCGCGCGGCCATACATCAAGCCCACCATCGAGGCCGTGCGCGACCTGTTCGAGCCGACAATGGCGCGCGCCATGCGAAGGGTGGCGAGGCTGGGATGAGCATGGCCGTGCTGACAGCGCTGCGCACCCGCATCTCCAGCTCGAACACAGCTGGCGGGTTCGCCTATGTCTTTGATGGCCGCGTGTACGCCACCCAGGCGCCAAGCGACTGCGCCCTGCCCGTGTGCGTGTACGAGGTCACCACAGACCGCAGCGACAGAACCAGCGCGGGCTACGAGCTGGTGCTGGGCATCCTGTTCCGCATGTACGATTCTGCCGATACCACGGGTGACCTGGCGTCAGCGCAGACCCGCCTCAAGGCGCTGCTGGATGGGTGGACGGCCACCCTGGCAGGACACGACCGCGTCACCACAAGGCTCCGGCGACAAGGTGTGCCGCAGCAGGATGATGACGCCTGGCTGATTGAAGACGAGTACGAGCTGCGTGCCACGCTACTGTAGGAGACACACATGGCCACCATCTACACGGTTGGAAATGACGGGCTGGTCGACCTGCCCTCGAACTACGCTCTCAATGTCAAGGTGTGGTCAGCCAATGTGGCCTACACGAGCAGCGACACCACAGGCTTCGCGCACGCTGCGAAGACGCGCCGCCTGGGCGTGCTTGACATCACGGGCAGCCTGGCGGGCGTGCCGTCCGTTGGCGATTCTGACGGGTCGCCGTTCGGCAATAACACAGACCTGACGAACAAGCAGCTGGGCGGCACGCTGGTGCTGTCGTGCTACGGTGGCACGGCCTCGCAGTCAGCTGCCAACCTCACCTTCGACGCGCTGTTCAGCAGCCTGGCGTTCAACACGGACAAGAACGGTGACGCCACCCTGACGCTCAACTTCGAGCTCAACGACAGCAACGGCCCCACCGTGGTGTGGTCTACCAACCTGACATGAGTCAGTTCAACGCCATTCTCGCCGCGCAGCTGGTGGCCCCCAGCACGCGCGACTGGTGCGTGCGGTTCACCATGCATGATGGTGGCGTGGTTGCGCGCCGCGTCTCGCCTGGCAGCATCGACCCGTCCACAGCCATACAGCGTGCGCGTGCATCTCTTGGACGCCTGCGCGCGCAGGTGCGTGACACGGACTGCCGGAGATTCGAGGACATTGCCAAGGCGGCCACGCAGGTGGTGGTGCCATGACGGCCATCGGCCATGTGCCCGTAGACCTGCCCGACGGGCCGCTCCTGCTGCGGCCCCTGTGCGTGCGTGAGCTGGTTGGCATGCAGCGCCTGCTGGCGCGCCGCATGGCTGATGCCACCATTGCCGATGGGCGTGCCGCCGAGCTGCCTGCCGACGAGCTGATGCGGCGCGCAGCCGAGGTGCGTGAGCAGGCCATGCTGACCAGCTGGCTGATTCGCTGGGCGTTCCAGCTCGAGGGCGCCTACGAGATTCTGCTGTGCGCGCTCGAGGGCGACCAGGTGCGGGCCACGGCCATCGCGGCAGCGCTGTCGCCGGATGACCTCACGCACATTGCGCTGCAGCTGCTTGGGTTCGAGTGGTCGGACGCCGAGGGAAAATGGGTGAGCCGCTCGCGCGCGGGCGTGAGCGGCAGCGGGACTGGCTGACAGAGGCGCACCTGCTGAACACGCAGGGCGCCGTGCCTGACCCGATGGGGCTGCCTGTCGCGGAGTTCAATGGCCTGCTTGCCATTGTGCGCCAGGGGCGCCTGGTGCGCAGCAACGCCAGCGACGATGCGTGCCGAGACTATGTTGAGCGCTGGCTGCAGGAGCAGGGCTGACCATGCTGGCAGGCAGCGTCTACATCGACATCGCGGCGCGCACCAGCATGCTCGACAAGGGTCTCGAGGAGGCCAAGGCCAAGAGCGTCAAGGCGGGCGGCGAGGCGGGCAAGAGCTTCGGCTATGACTTCGGTGGCAAGTTCACCGAGCAGGCGCGCGGCGTCATGGGCACGCTGGCAGGGCCAATGATTGCAGCCACCCTGGCCAAGGGCATGGCTGGGTTCCTGCGCAGCGACAAGGAAACGCCCGAGGCGCTGCTGGACATGTTCAAGACGATACCCTTCGCGGGTGCGTTCGTTGACCTGGGCGAGGCCATCTACGACGCCACGGCTGGCGCAGCCGACAAGGCGGCTGAACACATGCGTGAGCTGGAGGCCGCTGCCCGCGCCAGCAGGCTGACCATGGCCGCCGAACGCGAGGCCGAGGCGCGTGCCGAGGCAGAGCGCGTGCTGGCCCTGCGCAACGCGGACTACAGAATGCGGCTGGAGGAGGAGGTGGCCAAGGTGCGCGCGGCTGGCGACGAGCGCGCGGCTGTGGTTGCCGAGGCGCAGGCCAAGGCGCAGCAGCTGTACTACGACCTGCAGTTCGAGATGGCCCGCGAGATGAGCGACCAGGAGCGCGTGCTGATTGAGGAGCGGCATGCGCGCCAGCTGCGCATGATTGAGCTGCAGGCGCAGGCACAGCTGGACAAGCTTGACGAGCAGGACGCCAAGCAGGCCGAGGCTGCGGCCAAGCAGGCCGAGGCTGCGGCCAAGCAGGCCGCCAAGGAAGAGGAGTCGCAACGGGCCAAGGTGCAGGCGCTCGAGGACGCGCTGGCCATGCGGCAGGTGGAGCTGAAGTATGTGGACGCCATTGCCAGCACCGACGCCCAGGCAGCGCGCGCTGCGCAGCTCGAGCAGGCGCAGGCCATGCGTGCCCTCGAGCACCAGGCCAGGCTGCGTGACGCGCAGTCCCAGGACGAGCGCGAGGCTCTGACCAGCCTGTACGAGCTTGAGGAACAGCTGGCCGCCAAGCAGGCCGAGACGGACAGGGCCGTAGCTGATAGCGTGGCGCAGACCAGCTCTGCCACCACGGCCCTGGGTGCGTTCACATTCGACCCGTACCCCAAGCTCCGGCAGCGCGAGGTGCAGGAGCGCACCATGCGGGCCACCGAAAAAATGGCGGCGGCTGGCGGCACAGGAGGCTTCGCATAATGGCCACTCCGAACATCGTTATCCAAGAGCAGGCGGGCAGCCGCACCTGGCAGTATGACCAGGGCAAGGTGACGGCTACTCGCACCTTCAAGGTGTGGGACAGCGCCAATGTCATGGGCAGCGCACTCGAGACGCCATACGAGGTGCGGCAGCTCTTCGGCACCGCCAGCACGGGCGTGCCGTCTACAGGCGTTGAGCCGTGGCACCTGCCGGAGGCTGGCGACCTGTTCCCCGACGAGACTGATGTGTATGCGCAGAGCTACGCCATTTCGCGTGAGCCTGGCACAGACCATTGGGTGGTGGTGTGGACATATCGGAACGCCGAGTACACGGGCGGCGCCCAGCCTGCGGAGCCAGGCTATGTGGAGTGGACGCTGGACATTAGCGCCACCTTCGTTGACCGTTGGATTCAAGACCCCATCTACCCGACAGGCGGAGCCGTCAGCGCAGTCGAGGGCGCCAACATCATCACGGGCGGCAAGCAGGTGGACATTCAAGGTGTGCCGCTGTCGGTGGTTCGACTGACCACGGACATCCTCATCTCTGAAACCGTTGCCAGCACGGGCGGCCCGCCAGCCATCTATACGGCTGCGCGTGCTGCCCGTGGCACGCGCAACGGCTCGACCTGGTACGGCATCGTCAAGGGCAAGGCGCTGTACATCGGCTGCAATGTCCGGCGCGTGGGCGTCAACCTGTACACGGTGCAGCACCGCATACAGGAGGCGGATGACTACCACCTGATTCAATACCCTGACAGAGACAGCACAGGCAAGATTCCGACTGCCGAGCGCGACGGGAAGGACAGGGCCAAGCAGGTGCTGTGGCGCCAGCCGTTCCCCAAGTTCAGTAACTTCGACGCCATCAGCGGGAACTGGTGAGCATGGACTTCCCACGCTTCACATCAGGTCAGGTTGGGCGGCTCGAGTGGTCGCACCTCAATGATGCGTTCAGCATGCTGGACAGGCTGCGCCCGTTGCTGCTTGGCATGCCAGGCGAGGGTGAGCTGCCGCAGCGCTACCTGCTGGCGCGCATACTGGACAGCACCAGCGAAGGGCTGATGGAGTGGGAGGAGGTGGTGCCCACCGAGGCCCAGTCTCCCCTGACGGCATTGGGCTGGCAGGTGCGCGAAGGTGGCGCCAGCAGCGGCGCGCAGGGCACGCAGGACTTTGAACCCGCGTTCCAGCCGCCCACCTTCGGCAGCACAGAAACCAGCCCGCTGGCGCAGGACAGCGTGGTGCTGCTCCGGCAGCTCACGCGCCCTGGCGGCCAGTCCGTGTGGCTGGTGGTGAGCGTGGCTGCACCTGCTGCCAATGTCTTCCCCGCAATCATCACGGGCGCCCAGCAGCGCACACCGTGGACTGACGGCATCGTCTATCAATGGCTGTATGCCTGGGACGAGGCGCGCATCAACCAGGAGAACGACTACCAATGGACGGTGCTGCCAGGCGGGCGCTGCGGCAGGCTGACTGGTGGAACGGGCTGCTATGGCCCTGCGTTCAACGGCGCAGAGATCAATGGCGTGGTGGGCGCTGGCGGTTCGGCTGGCGGCCTGGTGACCGAGCGCAACGCTCGAGTCGCGAATGGCTGCGTGGTGATGATGAGTCAGACCGCCAATGGCCTGCACTACTTCAGCTTGGGTAACACGCTAACCGTAACCTGCACACCGCCATGAGCTCATTCCCAACCAACCAGCTCTTCCGCTCCAACAGCTCACCACGCCCGCTGGTGCAGCAGCTGGTGCCAACCAACGCCACCAGCCTGTACGAGACGCCCAGCCTGCACACGGCAACGGTGCGCACCATGTGGCTGTGCAACGGCAGCACCAACAGCGCCACGGTTAGCGTCCACCATGTGCCGCCCAAGGCCAGCCCGACGCAGGGCAATGCGCTGCTGTACAGCGTGGCCATTGCCGCACGCAGCACGGTCATCGTAGACCAGCCCATCTCGATGGCGCTGGGAGACAGGCTCTATGCCAGCGCCAGCGCCGCATCAGCCATAACGCTCACAGCGTATGGCGAGGAGCAGGTTGGATGAGCAGGCGCCGCACCAGCGGCTGCTGCTGCGCAGGCGGCCCGCTGCTGTTCAACTGCGACGATTTCCAGGCGACCTGCTTCGGCACGAGCGACTGGCAGAGCTTCCCTGCCACATGCACGCTCACCGCGCAGGGCACATACATCTCGCAGGGGCTGGGCTGCTGCGACCCAGCGCTGGCGAATGAGCAGGTCTTCGGGGACACGCACATCACCATCGGCCTGACCGCAACAGGGCAGCTGGTGCAGGCTGGGTTCGGTCAGGGTCAAGGTGTGCGCTACGACCTGTCCGGCAGCTGGTACTACAGCCTGGTGTCCGACTCCTACGATGTGGTGTGGAACGAGGACTTCACGGACTGCAGCCCAAGGCTCTGCACCAGCACGGTCATCAGCGGCGGCGGCAGCCTGCTGCCCGAGAGCCGCGTCACCTGCGGCACATGTGACTTCCCTCACCCTACCTTCGGGTGTCAATGCGGGTTCCAATGCCCCAAGCCTCGAAGCTGGGCATTCAATGTCCGGGGCAATGGCACGGGCTCGCAGCAAATCACAAGCTTCAACCTGTGTGGCGACGGCACGAACACGCAGCAGATACAGCTCGACCTGCTTGGCAGCGGTGGGTTCAGGGCTGGTGACTGCGCATCCAACCAGCCATGCCAGGGGCCAGCCGATGGCGGCTGCAATCCGTTCAACTACATCGGCAACCTGGGCGTCAACAACTCAAATGTGCTGCTGGGCAATTTGAGCTCATACTCGCCATGCATCGCGCGAGACGATTTCACGGGAGGCGCAAGTGTGTCATTCGGCTAGCCTCTGCAGGTGGCAGCTGTGCGGCAGCTGCCGCAACGAGTCGGCTGGCCAGGGCGAGGCCACCGCCGAGCGGTGCATGTCATGCCAGCACTACAGCGGGCCAGCCCGTGGCATGGGCGACATACTGCACCGCATCACCAGCGCCACAGGCGTGGCCTGGGCGGCGGCCAAGGTGGCCGAGGCCACGACTGGCAGCACAGACTGCGGCTGCGAACAGAGGCGGCAGGCGCTGAACAGGGCGCTGCCATTGGTCGATAGAGGCACACAGGAGCAGTAGATGGCACTCACCTACGACGGCACCAACGGACTCTTCACCAGGCTTGGCAAGCTGTTCGGCATGATGGACGCTGTCCGCACGCACCAGCTCGACCTGAAGACCCGCGCCGAGGCTGTGCTGGCCGAGTACAGCGATGCCGACATGTACATGGTGGCGCCGCTGCTGGCCAACCTCGAGGCCCGCCTGCAGCAGACGGGCGCCATACTGGCTGACCTGCAGCGCGCCTGCACCGACACGCTGGTGGAAACCTGCTGGGCCGATTCCCTGGTCAGCACTCGAGGCGTGCTGCCGGAGCGCACGCTCGAGCAGGCGCTGCTGTATCTCATGCGCGAGATGGCGGCTGACAGCGAAACCGTGAACCGCACATCGGTGACGAAGGCCAGCG